CATCTATTCAAGCAACTGGTGGTGATTCTAATATAAATTTAAAAGTTGGACCTAAAGGAACTGGTTTAGTTGAAGTTCTCGGTGCAACAAACCCAGGTTCAATTCAGCTTAACTGTGAGTCTAACTCCCACGGGATTAAACTTACATCACCTCCACATAGCTCTGCACAGTCGTATGAGCTTAAATTTCCCACTGGAAACGTAACGGCAGATAGATATTTAAGAGTTGCATCTGTATCTGGTTCAGGAACAACGGGAGTAGGTCAATTAGATTTTGCTGAAATATCAGCTGGTACATCATGGCAAGCAGTAAAAACTTCTACTTTCACAGCGGTGGCTGGCGAAGGTTATTTTGTAAACACAACAAGTGGCGTAATAACAATGAATTTACCTGCAGGGACTTTAGGTGATGAAATTGTATTTATAGATTATGCAGGAACTTTTGATTCTAACACATTTACTATTTCGGCAAATGGTTCAGAAAAGATTCATGGATCAACAGATGATTTAACGGTTTCAACAGAAAGAGCAGGAAATACTTTAGTGTATACAGACGGAACACAGGGCTGGCTGCTAAAGAATAATTAATCATGGCTACATATAAGGATATCGTTGGGACGGCAGTCCGAAATAATGCGGGTAATATCCCTACTGCAGAAACAGGACAAGTGTTTTATGATTCTACAAACGTAGATTTTAAATATCAGTTTCCTAATACATTAGCTTCTTGGCGAACAGCTAATAGTCTGAATACAGCTAGAAAAGATACAGTAGCAGGAGCAGGAATTCAAACGGCTGCAATAATTATTGGTGGAAGCACACCCCCTGTAACAGGAGTAACAGAATCATATGATGGTACAACTTTTACTGAAGTTGCAGATTTAAACACTGCTAGAAATGCTTTAGCAGCTGCAGGAACTCAAACATCAGCTTTAGCTTTTGGAGGAGAGCCTGTTCCAGGAAGTGGAAATAAAACTGAATCATGGAATGGTTCTAGCTGGACTGCAGCTTCTACTTTAGGGACTGCACGAAAACTTGCTGGTGGTGCAGGAGAAGATAATGAAGCGGCTTTAGCTTTTGGTGGTTATACAACTACAAATGTTGCTAATACTGAATCTTGGAATGGTTCTAGTTGGACAGAAGTAGCAGATTTAAATACGGCTAGATGGGGTCATGGAGATGCAGGAAAATTATATACGGCAGCTTTAGCTTTCGGTGGAACCCCACCCACTACAGCAGCAACAGAACAATGGAATGGATCTGCATGGACTGAAGTTGCTGATTTAAATACTGCAAGAATTTCTTTATCTGGATTTGGTACATATACCTCAGCTATAGGATCTGGAGGATACACAAGTTCTCCAACTAAACTTGCAGTTGCAGAATTATGGAATGGAACAAGTTGGAGTGAACAAAATGATTTAAGCACACAAAGATATCAAGCTGCAAGTGCTGGAGCAGATAGCACTTCAGGTTTAACTGCAGCGGGTGAAGCACAAGGTGGTGGAGCTCTTTCTGCGTGTGAAGAATGGAACGCAAACCAACCTGTTGGAGCATGGGCTACGGTCAATGCTATGAACACTGGAAGAATTAGAGCAGGTGGAGCAGGAACAAAAGAAAATGCTTTAGCTTTTGGAGGAGGACCTGGTGCTCTTGCTGTTACAGAAGTATGGGATGGATCAAGTTGGACTGAGGTTGCGGATTTAAACACTGCTAGATCAAATCTAACAGGATCAGGAACTTATACATCTGCTTTAGCTTATGGTGGAAGTCCAGGTTCAAAAAACGAAACTGAAACATGGGACGGATCAAGTTGGACAGAGGTTGCTAATTTAAATACAGCAAGACATTATTTGGCGGGCATTGGGTCTACTAACACAAATGCTTTAGCGGTTACTGGTAACACACCTGGAGGAGCAACAGCAGACGTAGAAACTTGGAATGGAAGTAGTTGGACGGAGGTTGCTAACGTAAGTACTGCAAGACTTTTACCTGGAGCGTCTGGTCTTAATAACACAAGTGGATTAATAGCTGGTGGAGTTAACGGAGGTATACAAGCTACAACAGAATTATGGAACGGCTCTAGTTGGACAGAGGTCAACGATTTAAACACTGCAAGGCAAGGTCCAGGTAGTGGAGGAATACAAACCTCAGCTATAATTTTTGGTGGAAACGACCCTGGTAGTCCAGGTGTTTTTGCAAATACAGAATTATGGAATGGAGTAAGTTGGGTAGAGAGCACGGATTTAAATCAAGTTAGAGGGCAAGGATCATCAGGAGGTTCTGAAAGTAGCAATGCTTCAGCTATATCTTTTGGTGGAGATATTCCGCCCACTACAGGAGCAACAGAAGAATGGAGTGGAAGTTCTAACACAATTAAGGTATTAACAGATTAAGGAGGAAACTATGGCAAAAACATATCAATACTGTGTAGCAGAAAACTGGG